TGGACGAAGAATCTTGCGTCCATAGAGGTGCATACCACGAACAATGTCAGCAAAGCTGTCAGGGTCACGATATGTCTCTGTCTTGTTAATTTGCTCTGCGGTAGCAACGGCAGATGAATGTCCACCAACAATCACACCAAAGTTGGATGAGTTAGTACCACCAGTAGTGGCAGAACCTGTTCCAATCTCAGGAAGGTTGTTAGAAACATACACTTGGAAGCCGTGCAGGTTATTAACAACAAGTCCGTTGCGAAGTCCACCTGACTCACCATAGTCTTGGTTCAGAAGTTTGGAATCTTCATCCTTCAAGATTTCTAGGAATACAGGATTGACTACAAGCCAACGACCTTGGGTATCCACATTTTGCTGGTCCAGCTTACGAGCCATACGAGCAATAATCATGGTTGGGTTAGCATTGCCTGACCCCGGTACAGCAGATGCACCCGGTAAGCGTGGCTGAATACCAATACCATTGTCGGCAGAGCCGCCAAAGTCATTAGCATCAACTTGCATTTCAGCCAGCAGTTCATTAGAACCTGCAGTAGAAATTGCCTTTGAACCATTTACGGTTGTATTGGCAGTATCTGCTACACCATGAATTGCAGACTGTTTAAAGCCACACATATAACCAAGAACGTCTTGGTCAAACTGGTCAGCCAAACGATACGCAGCACGGTCACTTGCCAATTGCTGGAAGTTCACGTGGCTATGCGCCTCTTCAATGTCATCAACCTTAAACGCAAAGTAGTTAGCTTTGTCGATGGTAAGGTTGAAATCTTCATCATCAAGGTCTTGCGGTGTGATTGTTGTACCACGTGCATAAGCCTTGACGGTGATTTCGGGTTCTTTGATAATCTTAACGGAATCACCCATCTGTGCAATTTCACCAAAGTAGTCATTATTGGAAATTGCTTCAGCAACAGCGGCCTTGCGGAAAGCAAGTTGCACCTGTTTGCTGTAGATAATAGGCGAAAAATTACCGTTAGGAAGATTACCGTACCCACTAGCGGTTGTAAACGCCATAGTACCATCTCCTTATTTAGGTAGTTTTTGTTTTAAACAGATACAAACTAAGGCTATTAGAGGCTGCGTTGCTTGGGTGTGACTGTACGGGTCAGGCCAAACTCTTCAGGTAATCCGTAAGACTGTGTGTTTGCATGGTTGAAGTGTGCATATTGCGCTACACGCACACTTCTTATTGACTATAGTTATATTCAATTTCAACTATTTGTCAACACTTTTTTCTTTCGGCACTTCAATTACATTCATATTCATGCTGAAAGACCTGCGTTCCCCCTTCGTATAGAAAGGATATACGCAGTGAAACAGTTGTGCAGGAAAAACATAGAAGTCACCAACTCTTGGTTTAATTAAGAAATTAGTGCTTGTATAACCAGCAGCCGTTCCATAGGCAAACTGTATATGCCCATGAGAAGGATGATGGTCTTTATAATCTTCTTCCCACTCTTTTTCTATTCCCTCTGGAAGTTTTAAATATCCAACACAAGATAGTCTACCACCTGTGTGAATATGTAAAGGGTTATACTCATTTTCAAATTGCCTTACAAACCAACCTGAAGCAATTTGAATACCATAGTTAAAGTTTTCAAAGTCCAAACCTTTTTTACCAAAATGGTTTCTGTGGTCTGTGTATGCTTGATACTGTAATATAAATTTACCTAGTTCTTTTTGTACTTCAGTTACAGTATCTTCATCAAAGTGTAATTCTTCTGAAACTTTACCAACTAAGTTGTCTGAGTAATCCTCTAACTTATCAGTCATTCTACTGTTAAGTTTTTCTACAAATTTATCGGGCATTTTAAAGTAACCCATTGTAGGGCCAAATGGAGCAATAAACTCCATTTCACTTTTAGGTTCATATATAATACTCATCGGGCTGAACCGCTAATATCATATATAAACTTACCACTGCGAATAGCTTCCATTATCTCATCGGAATGCTTTTCATATTCCTGTGGTGACATTGCCTGAACCTGCGACTCTTTTAAATAAGTGGAAGATTCTTTTGTTTGAGGTGTGCTTCTTGAGCCTTTATTAGACACCGCTTCAGCCGCACCTTTAGTCGTCTTAGTTTTCTTTTCACTTGTTATACCTTTGTCAACTTTGTAAAGGTCAATTGCTCTAGCAGCAGACCTTGCATCATTATCATTTTCATACAGTGCATCCTGCACCCATTTAGGTTGTTCTTCAGCCCACGCATGAAAATCATCACTATCACGAATGTCTCCAAAGTCAGGATGAAGTCTCATTAACTCTGCTTCAGCCTTTTCTTTTGTAGCAGACATTTGCATTTCATCAATTGCTTTTATACGTTCTTCCAGTGCTGTTGACTGTTCACGTGCCTTTTTCATAGCAATTGTTTCAACAATAGCAGCTACATCTGGATAAGTTGTAGCCCACTCTTCAATGTCTTCATCAGACTTGGGCAACTTCATCTCTTTTTGTGCAGCAATAGATAGTTGACTTTTTAAACTCTCTATTTCTTTTTTAAGTTCTTCTGCCTGTTTTTGCTGATGCCTACGTAAATCAGAATAACGCTTTTTAAATGTTCGCTCTTCTGCGTTTGTAGGTTCTTCCTCTTCTTCTTTTTGCTCTGGCTCTTCTACTTCACCTTGCTGTTCTTTTAGTAGTTGTTCCAGTTCTGCTTCTTCTTTTTTAATCCGTTCTTCTTGCGAATACGGTTTACTTACAAATGCAACTTTCTTTTCTGGTTGCATTTCTTCTGCCATAATAGCTTGTTCAGCCATTTCTTTTCTCCTTATGGGGCTAACCGTAGCCAGTGTTGGGGGGTTAGGTAGCCATTGATATGTGGATTATTTTTTAGAAGCTAACCCACTTTGCTTCATCTGTTGGGCAAGGCCGCCTTTATTAAAGATACCACCGTAGTCTGTTGCGCTGTAGCCTCCTAAACCTGCTACAGTGCTTCCTACATCTCCTCTGGGGTCAGAAGTTTCACTTTCATCAGCATAAGATAAACCTGCACCTCTTGCGCCTCTTTGTTGTGCAGCAGCTTCTGCCTTTGCCGCATCTTCCGCTGCCTTTTGTTCTGCCCTTAACTCTGCAGTTGTCTTTGGTGTTCCATCTGCTTTTGTTGCACTAATTCCAAATACACCAGCTTGTGCAGCAGCTTGTTTGCGTTCTTCTCTTCTTTCATTTCCTATCTCTATAGCATACGCTTTAGAAATTTCACGCTCAAGAGATACCTGCGATTTATTTTTTACGTTACCTCTTCTGTCAGTAAAGGTAGTAGAAATTTCTAATCTATTTGCTTCTGAACGCAAAGAATCCATTATCTCTTCTTGAGATTTAGTTTTTACTTCAACCTCTCCATCTTTACCTGTAACTTCTTTCGTGTAAAAATCAGACATTTTTTCAGTTACAGATTTAAATGTATCTGCTATCTGCTGTTGTTGTAAGTCACTTAACTGGTCAAGTGAACTTTTACCTATGCTAAATTCACCCGCACCCCTAAACTGGTCTAGCACACCACCTAATACAGCACCCGCATGTTGTTTATTGCCAGCTAAGTATCCCATTGCTTGTCCTGCTTTTCTACCCATTTGTGTAAGAACACCTGTTGCACTTCCAGTAAAGAAAGCAGCAATAGCAGGACCAACCTCTTTAAGATTTGCCATTCCAGCAGCAGCTAAAGCATTTTTTAAATCTTTATTTTTAATTTTACCCCTATCATATGCGACACCAGTTGCATCTGTTGTACTAGGCACAGAGTCAGCTGGAGATTCATCTTGTTCTTGTTGTTGTTGTACAGTAGGAATAGCTTTTGGAGTTTCTGTAGCTGGCTTTTTAGTAGGAGTGTAATCTTCTTTTCTAACAAATCCTTCTGGTATTTGTGTTACCCCCGGAATAAAATTTATTTGTCTTTCTGCACCTGTTTTTGTATTTACAATTGTAATAAGCTGTGCTGCCCCACCGCCTTGACCTCCTTGACCACCTCCTAAGAAATCTCCTATACCCGGAACTGGAGATTTTGGAAGTGTAGGAACAGGAGACTGCACTGGTCCTTGTACTGGTGGTTGTATAGGTGGCATCACAGGAGGTTGTACGGGAGGCATTACAGGAGTCGTAAAGTCTGGTGCAGTATATTGAGATTGTCTTTGCACACCCGGTGTAAAGTTAACACCTGTAGGTGGTACAAAAGTTCCTTGTTGTGCTTCAACAACTCCACCCTCTGCAAATTCTACCATACCATCATCTTCCATGTCAAGGTCTGACATATCAAAAGGAATGTCATCAGGAATAACAGCTTCATCTGCATTACCCATCTGACCCATCTTGTCCATCATTTCCAAACCACGTTTTGCTTCTTGTCGCATCTGCATTAGTTTTTCAAGGCCAATGTATCTTACAACATCTGCTGGAAATACAAACTCGCCCTCACTAAGCTGGGCAGGAATATCGTCACGAACTTCTTCTTGCATAGAACCTACAGGCACTTCGTTACCTGACTCTGGGTCAACTGTGCCGCCCTCTTGCATCAGGCCACCTTCGTCAAATGCACCCTCTACAGGCTCAAACAGTTCCATTTGTTTTGACATGCCACCTTCAGCAAAGTTTTGTGTTTGGTCAATTGTTTTGGCTACAAGATAGTCATCCATTACCATACCGCCTTCTGCAAATTTTCTTCCTAAAATAGATTCTACTTCATCTCTGTAGGGTAAATCTGTTACACCCATTTCTTTTTGTATAGCCCGTGTTTCCTCACGAGATAAAACTCTATTAACTTTCATGTCACCACCAACAACCCACTGGTCGCTGTCAGCTTGTCCGTCAGAGTACCTATAGCTACCGCCTTTAGGCACATAGTCATTAATGTCTGACTTTCCTTCTTTTGCCAACATAGATTGATAATCTATATCATCAGCCATTTCAACTTCAGCAAATACTTGATCTTCTGCTCTTCTCTTTACGGAAAGCTGCTTTCCTCTACGTATAATAGCCTCTGGTGTTACGCCAGCTTTAATAAGTTTATCTGCTTCTTTTTTTGTTATTTTTAAATCTTCTGGGCCTAAATGGGTTGCTACTGGTGACTGACTAGCATGAAACCCCGGACGTGCAGCAACCGCAGTTACTTTTCCAAAAGGTGCTTGTTTAGTTCTTCCTGCTCTTTCCGTTATAAAACGAGCGTTAATTAATTTCTGACGAGTCTCCTCATCTGGTATTATTATTTCAGTGCCAGTTTTGTTTCGTTTTTCTCCTTTACTTCTTTTTGCACCCTTAGTTGGTACATAAAAACTTTCCTTTGACGTAGCACTGCGCTTACCCTTAAAAGCTGCATCTGGAAAATTAGCCTCTAAAAATTCACCCCGTTTTATTTCTTTATTTGCGTCAACAAAAAGGGGATAAAGTTTATCATCTTCACCCTTAACAAAAAGTTTATATGCTTTACGTGTTTTGTTAAATGTTCGCAAACCTTTTGCTGCTGCAGGACCAAAACCCGGAAACAAACTTGCTGCTAAAGCTGTACCCTCAATACCTGCACCAACATAATCTTTTTCTTCTAATGCATCAGATGTACGTTTAACTCCTATAGCCTGACTAACGCCCGGTAGCATCTCCGCACCAAACATAGCTACATCTTTAGCGGATACACCCCCTTCTTTTTTTTGTCTTTCTGCACCTCTGCTTCTACGCTTTGGACTTAAAAGTTTTTCTGTTTCATTAGTCGCTGCCAATTATTTCATCCCGTAGGTATTTAAGTTTACGTAAAGCTGTGATAGCACCCTGCTGACGGTGCATCATTATTGTATCATCTGATTGTTCTAACACCTTTTGGTGTTGCTCAATAGTTAGGTCTACATAACTACTGAATGCTTCCCACTGGCGGTTGTTGCTCACCAGCGGCTTCAGGCGGCTGAGTACCTGCTGCTTGTCTACCATTACTACTAAATCCTTGTTCACCCGGAACTGGTGCTTGACCAGTGCCTATTGTTCCACCACCAGCACCACTAGTGTCCATAGCATCTGCACCTGCAGGTGGCGGTGTCATTCCCGCCTGTTCTTGCTGTGCTGGTGCTTGAAACTCTTTCATAAGTTCTGCTTGAAGTGCTGCTTCACTCATGTTGTTGGTTACTTTGTCGGGGTCAAGGTCCATTGATTTTGCAATCTCACTAATAATATATTGAAACTTTGCAAAAGGTGCAAGTGCAGGACTACTTGCTATTTGAAGGAACTGCATAAGTCTTTGGCTACGAACCTCATTAGCCATCAAACTTTCTGTGCCACGTGCCTTTACTTCTAAGTCACCTTTAATCTCTGGATCAAAATCAAACTGCATATTAAATCTAAAGAACCCTTCTCCCAAAGGACGCAATAGATAATCATCTACATTTTTAATAACAGTTTTTATACTACCACTTGCAGCGTTCATTAACATTGATATACCAGAGGCAGTTCTACCTACGCCTGATATACCTGTTTGTCCATGTGCAAATGATGGCAATCCTGTTGACTCATCAGCAAGCTGACGGGCTTTATCAAACAGCATCATATTTTCTTGTGACACATTAGGAAACTTAGTTCCAAATATTGCTTGACCCGGTGCGCCACCTTGTCTACGAAATACTTTACCCGGATACAGTGTCAAGTCTTGACCCGGCACTAAGTTAGTTTCATCAACCTCTACTAACATGTTACCCGATAGAACAGCATTATCAACTGCCATTCTCATAAAACCATTCATTAATGTTTGGGTGTCATCCATATTTTCTGCTATACCAACACCAAAGAATGAATATGGATTTAATTCAAATGGTGCTGCAGCGTAGGGAATTTTAGCAGGTTTAAATGGATTAAGAACCATGCGAAGAAGTTTGCCATTACATATCCAGACGTTAGCTTGTAATTCATCAAACTCTTTTAGTTCATCTGGTATGTTAACATTTTGCTCCTCAAGCATCTCTGTATCAACCATGCCCCAATACTCAAGGACTTCAAAACGGTCAATGCCGTGTTCTGGTGCGTAGTCAGATAAATCATCTTCCCAATATTTTTTGTTGTAGTTTTCTCCAAAGGATATTACTTCGTCAATTACCTGTCCTCTAAAGTATGGACGCTTTTTAAGCATACGCATTTGTGAGCGAGACATTTTGTGACGCTCAATAACAAACTGCGCTTCATCCATATTGTTTGCATCTGGGTCTGGATAGAAGTTCCAGACAGACACATGGTCTACTTGAGGAACTGTTTTAAACAGTGGGTCATACTCACCATCATCATTCCAGTTTGGATATTCTTTATCTTTAGCAAACGGACCTTTCATAATGCCAGTGCCAAACAAAGCCATTTCAAAAGAACTGCTTCGTAAATTTTTGTTTGCACCAGACTCTTCTAACTGGTCGTGTATTTTCTTCTGCATCTTTTTAGCTGCAATCATAGCGGGGCTAAATTCAATAGCAGTGGGTGTTTTACCCGGACCTTCTTTTAATTTTTCTTGAACGGGTTCGAGTTTATTTTGGAACACACCAAGTTTCTCAGTGAGACTTTTAGCTGTTGCGCCAGCAGGTAATTGCATTCCATCGCCCGGAAAGCCATACGGACTCGTAAGCGCAGTAGACGCTTGCATTTGTTCAGGTTCTTTTGGGTCGAAGTGTACATCGGCAACTACCCCTTCAGGAAGTTCTGTAGGCTCAATAGAAAGAGGAAACTTATTATTAGCAAATAAAACATCAACGATTTGACCATATGCAGCAAGTGTTTTAGTTTTAGTAACTTTGATAAATATGCGAGACTTTTCTGACTCAGTAAATTGAACATCTGGCCCATATAAACCTCTATAATTTCTGTAAGCACGTAACCATCGTTCTTCATCCTGATAACGATAGTCTTCAGCCCTGCTATACCGTTCCATTATAAAAGGAATAATAGTGGATACATCAGCATCAAATTCTACAGAATCGTCTGTATCTTCTAACGCAATAGCATCGTCTTCAATCATGATGTCATCTTCAGCCATATTTTATTCCTTAATATCCAAAAGTAGCATCTGCAACCTGCATACTGCCACTGGGTCTACCCATAGGGTCATAATCAAATATACTAAATCTTGGACGTGACATTATACCATATCTTAACGCATCGTACAAGTGGTCTTCTGCTTTCGTGTCCACATCTTCTGGATTCTTTTTATCCAACGGTATGGACGGTAGTTGGGAGATAATGTTCGTACAACTATCAAAGAAAACAAGTCTAGGCTCTTCTGTAAATTCATCTACCTGTAAACGTCTGTGTATTTCATTCTTACCTGCTACACGGCTACCACGGCTGCGGTCTGACGGTCTCCACCTACAACCTCTGCTTATCATCTGTTCTGCAAGAGATGGGCCAGTATCACCCCGTTTATGCCAAAGGGAACTGTCCAAAACACCGTACTTAATATTACCATCTTCAGCTTCCAACTCTAATATCATGTCAGCCAAGTCAGTAGCTAAGACTTTTGACACATACAATTCCCTGTACACAATGATTTGCTCAGACGGTGCGACAGCGCACCATACAACACCACTGT